ACAAAAGGACTATACGCTATTCCAAGGTGATTCGTGGGCAATAAAACTATGAGAAAACTAAAAGCAGCATTGGCGTTCATTCGCAACCAAGAATGGGTTAACGAACCTAAGTGGGAAGATGAGGACGAGAAGGCGTGGACAGGATTCTTGTCAACACCAACTGGACAAAAGCTAAGTTTAATTCTGCTTAACCTGACCTTACGTCAAAACGGCTTTGCTGTGATGAAGAAATCAGAGGCACTTGCAGACGCTTGTGGGTATGCTAAAGGTTTCCGTGGTTGTGTAGCGACCTTAGAATCGCTCGCAACCCAAAAACTTAACTCCGCCATTCCAGGCTATGGGGATGGATCGGATGAACCAGTAGCCGACTAACCTTTAGGTAGAATGACTCCCTACCGAAAAGTGTAAGAAAGGGTCAAATGGCAGATTCAAATAACCTTACTGAAGCGGATGTATTGGCGATGGCGCAAGCGGCTGACGAAGGACGGGATTTTAATCCTACTCCCAAGGAAGACGAAAAAGCCAAAGTAGAAACAGAAGCTACAGAAAAGGCCAGCGGAGATAACGAGCAGACACCCGCGCCTGCTGATAAAGCCGAACAAACAAAACTAGAAGCCTCGGATGAGGTTTCAGCGACCAAGGAGAAATCCGAGGAAGCCAAAAGTTCTTTAACAACGCAATCTTCAGAAGACAAGTCGGAGTCGGCTTCCGAAAAGAAGCCTACCCGTTACGAGAAGGCTAAGTCACGACTTGAGAAGGAGTGGGAAGATGTCCGAGCAGAGAAAGCCAGAATCAAAGCAGAGCGTGAGCAGATCGAGGCTGAAAGGGCAAGGAAGACTTCAGAAACTCCTCAAGGCGAGACAAAATCGAGCAGTCGCAAGTTTAGCGCGGAAGATTACAGGGAAGCAGCAAAGAGCTACCGTGATGAAGGCCGTGACGATCTTGCAAAACTTGCCGAACAAAAAGCTGGTGACATTGAAGTTGAGGAAAGGAAAGAGGTCGAGCAAAAGACTCAAGCGGAACTAAAGTCTGCCTGGGATAAAAATTTGCTTGATGAAGTGGAAGCAAATCCAGAACTCAAAGATTCAAACAGCACATTGTATAAAGCCGTATCGGAAATGTTGCAAAACCACGCAATCCTGCGTAATTACCCAGCAGGGATCAAGGATGCGGTTGGAATTGCCAAGGTGAAGCTTCAGGCGGAGTCCGCCTCCGATTTGTCGAAGAAGGTTGCAGAGTATGAGAAAGAACTTTCTCAACTCAGAAAAGCGACTACTCCAGCGTCTGGACAACCAAAAGGTCCTGCCAAGACTAAAGCTTTTCACGAACTCTCGCTTGATGAGCAAGAACGTGAATTGATGAAAATGGCAAGCGAAGTTGACAGAGGTTGAGTAGTCATAACAAACAAGGATACTTAATTATATGGTAACTACTGGTTCAGTCTCGGCGCAATTCCAGACGTATTTTTCAAAAGCGTTATTGGAACGTGCAATCCCATTGCTCCAAATGGAGCAATTCGCAATGAAAGCCCCATACCCGACCAAAACGGGTGGAAACAAAACAATCCGATTCTTCCGATTCGGCGATCCCAGCATCTCTGCGATCTCCTCCCTCTCGGAAGGAACGACTCCTACCTCTGGTGACGAGCGCGATCTCACGCTGTCCTCAGTGGAAGCAACCTTGGTGCAGTACGGCTCAAAAATTATTTTGACCGATGTGGTTTTAGCGACAGAGCTATTTTCCCATCTTGCCCAGGCCACTAAGCAACTTGGCGAAGATGCCGCCCTCCACGCTGACACTCTGTGTCACCGCGCGTTGGTGCAGGATTCCTCGACCAGCACTGGTACTGGTGTAGCAGTCAAGTCCTACGCTCGTTATGCTCAGAACACGACTAACGGCACGACATGGGCTACCTCGTCCGTTGCTAACAGCGCAATGACCGCCACCGACTTGCTCGATGGTGCGACTTCGTTGTTCATCGCTCGCGCTCCTAAGATCAAGGACGGCTACGCGCTTGTCGCGCATCCTGCCGTTATCCGTGATCTACAGCAGGACGATGATTGGTTGAAGGTTTCGAGCTACTCGAATCCCGAAGCAATCTTCAAAGGTGAGATCGGTAAATTGTTTGGCGTATCGGTCATTTCTTCGACCAACGTACAGACCTTCAATACCTCCGCTTCTGGAATCGCAGAGAACAGCGTTGGAACAACTGGTGTTAACACTGGTTATGCCAACGTCCTCCTCGGTGGTGGTGCGTTTGGTGTTCCTAGCTTGTCCTCGTTGGCAGCCTCTGGCTCGCCCTTCGCTCCGAAGGTCACGATCCTCGATGCTCCCGACAAGAGTGACGTTTACAACCAGCGCGTAATTGCCTCGTTCAAGACGTTCTACGCGGCCAAGCAACTCGATACTCGGTTCTTCCGAGTCATCGTTGCGAAGTCCAACTATAGCTAATAATTAAATGGGAACTCTAGTAATCGCTATGAGTCCTCGGAAAGCTGGGGAGGATAAAACCTCCCCAGCATCTTCCTCATCTGAAAAACCTATGAATAAAATGATGAAATCTGGAATGGTGATGCTTCCAATTTCCAAGTTCGAGATGAACGATGGAAGTGAGAATGTTTCACCAGAAGTAGGTGATTCTGTAGAACTCTCTGGAACAATTGACATGATCGAGAATGGCGTTGCCCACGTTAATGTGGAACACGCTATGACCGAGAGTGAATCCAAGGACAAGTCGGAAGACATGGCCGAAGGTGAAAACTCAATGTCCGAAGAGGAAAAGATGATGAAGATGGCCGAGGAATCGGATAAGAATAACTATAGCTAATATGCCAATTTACCAGTACGAAGACTCCAGAAATGGGAAAGTTGTCGAACTGGAAAAGGCTGTGGCCGAAAGGGACTCTGTCCCTCGTTATCTTAAACGATTTACCGTCCCGCAAAGATTGAGCCTAGTGGGGGTTGGCGAACCCCTCGACAACCCGCTGGGAGTCAATCAAACAAACTTGTTGAAGGGGTACTATCGCCAAGAACAAAAGCTTGGCAGTAGATTCAAAAGTAAGTACACGCCAGATAGTATCAAACGTGCAGCTTTAAGGAGAAAATAATATGGCAAATGAATTTGTACGAAGCCAACGCAAGGCCAAGGGAAAAGCTATCCGCTTTGATACCCAGGGCCAGACCAACGTAATTGAGTTTACGGCAAGCTCCAGCGGTGGCACTGTTAACACAGTTGCAACAGCCCCTGCGTCCTTGAACGTGACTCTTAACGGTACGTCTTACAGAATCGCATTGCACACCTAATTGTATGCGACTCTTATCTCGCCTTACGCTTGGTAATGGTGGGACAATTATTGCATCGTCAGCTTCCACTAATACTGGAAGCTACGATGCGGTAACTGCTCTTACATTATCCACAGCTACCCTTGTTATTAGTGGTGCTACAACCGCCGCAACCTACGCTGCTGGTGTTACCGTTTACGGTGACATTGACCAGGTTGCTTTAACTGGCGGTGCGATGGCTATCTACGCTCGTAAAGATTAAGGAGTCCTAAAATGGGACGGCAGTGGAACACGATTATTGATGCCCTTAGTGGCGGAACGATGGCTATCAATGTTAACGTAGCTGACATTGAAGCTTTACTTGTAACCCTCCAAGCTGACGTTGCTGATGGTATTAGATTGCCAAACGCGACTACTGGAGGAACTGGACCAAGAGACTTTACATCCACTAGCTATGGAACAATAGCAACATCGTCAACGGCTAGGCTCGGATGTACTATTTTTAACGAAGGTGCTGGACGATTGTATCTTACTCTTGGAACTCAAACCACATCCACAACTTCATACACAGCGAGTGTTGGAAGTGGAGAGTATTACGAAGTTCCAATGAACTATACTGGATTGATTGGTGGAATACTTGGATCGGCAGGAACAGCTAAAGTTACAGTATTAAGTTAGAGGTACGCTGTGCCTTTGTATTCAACAGCGTGTCCTCTTCCTATAAACAGGAAGATGTTTAGACACAGAGGATCTGTTTCTCCAATCCCTCAATCTGGTCTATCCCTATGGCTCAAGGCTGATGCTGGCGTTACCACAGCAGAACAATTCATTAGCCAAGTAGTAATTAGTGGAGGTGGAAGATCGGCAATGAATGGAACTTATACAAGGGGAGACGGGGGAATTGAAACTCCATTTATAAAAACAGGGGATGCAAATTTTCAAATCTATTGGATACCTGGAGATGATATATGGGTAATTGAAGGAACGGCATTTTATTGCGATGCATTAGACACTAATATTGGTTATTACGCATACAATCCAAGTTATGATATGTCAGCTAATTGGGTTATAAGCGAACCGTATGGATGCGATGGCACTCCTCCAACTGGCTCTATAACTCTAAGCCCAACTGGAAATATTTTAGTAACAGCATGGGCAGATCCGAGTGGGAATGGGAATAATGCTACGGCTAGAACAGGGAGCGCCACATTAGTTTCTGGCGTAATAAACGGAAAACCAGTTTTACGTTTTGATGGAACTGCTAATTTAATAACAAATAACTTTTTTTCTCATAACTACGACACACCAATCACAATAATTGCAGTATCAAAAGCGTCTGCAAGCACTGTAAGGGGAGAGCAACCAACCGCAAGATATGTTATAGGCGTGACAAATAATAGCGGTTATGAATTTGGATTGAGCTATGGAGCATATTCTACAGAGTTTCCAAACTTTTCTAATTCTTATGGAATCTCTTATGTAGGTGGGGCAGATATTGAATCTTCCCCAATGGGAGAGAATGAAAAAAGAATTGCCTCAACAATAAACAGCGGATCTGAAATATCATTCTTCTTGGATGGAAATATTATTGGAACAGCAAACCCAGCAGATCAAAGTGGTGGGAATAATTCGACTGGTGCATTTTCTATTGGTTCAGATGTTGTTCTGGGCGAAATAGACAATTTTTTCTGTGTATGCGACATTGCCGAAATTATTATTTATAACAGAGCCATAACAACCCAAGAACGCCAGCAAGTTGAGGCGTA